TCGGCTGGGGTTGCAAGATTCGCCAGCAACCTTGAGGCACTGTATTTCGCTGCCCAGCGCACCGGATCATCCGCGACGCAACTGAAAGCGCTCGACCTCGCAGCGCGCAATTTGGGTGCAAATGCCGGCGAAGCGCAGCAAGCCGTCGAGGGGTTGGCATCCGCGTTACGCACAAATCCAGGCAATATCGGTCTCTTGACCGGACTACTGGCGCGCCTGGGCTATCAGCTGAAGATCAACGCTGACGGCTCTATCGATTCAGCTGACGCGCTACTGAAGCTCTCGCAGGTCTTCAAGCAGATGCCGTTCTTCCAGGCGGCACAGTTTGCGCAGCAGTTGGGCATATCCGAGCACACGCTCTATCAGTTAACGCGCGGCAACCTGATGGAGGAGTACCGCAGTGCGTTGGCTGCATTGGGTCCCGGTTGGCAGCAAGCAGCCGAGCATGCGCATCAGTTCATGGTCGACCTGCGTGGCTTTCAGGGACAGCTCGAGCAATTTGGGATCCAGGTCGCCGATGCAATTCAGCAGAAGCTAGGATTCAGTCTAAAAGATCTGCGCAGGTGGTTTGAGGTCAATGGGCCATGGCTGGCCGCGCGGGTTGCTGATGTCGCCAAACAGATGATCGACGCGGCCATCTGGATCGCGCAGAAGTTTGGGACTGTGATTGATACGCTGAAGCGCTGGGATGAGGAGACGGACGGACTCTCGACAAAACTTATCGCGCTCGCTGTGTTGCTCAAGGTCAGTGGCGCCGGCTCCATCATCGGCGGCGTGCTCTCGCTCGCTGGAGCATTCTGGCGAGTCGCGGGGGCAATTGGTGCCGTGCGAGCCGGCCTTGTTGGGCTCGCAGCTTACGGCGGCTGGAAGCTGGGTGAACAGATCAACAAGAGTATCGAGGGAATTATCCAACGCGCTACCGGCAATAAGGATGAGACACTTGGAGGGTTCCTCTACGATTTCTTGCATCGCGGCGACACTGCGTTGCGGTTCTTCCGTGACCGCGGTTGGACGTCAGCTCAGTCGGCCGGCATCGTCGCTAATCTCAAGGCTGAGTCGGGGCTGAGTCCCACCGCCGAAGGAGATCACGGTAACGCTTTGGGTTTGGCGCAGTGGCACAAAGACCGCCAGCTCGATTTCAAGCGTCTGTTTGGCAAGGACATCAGCGCATCCTCCTTTGAGGATCAGCTCAACTTCGTTGACTACGAATTGCGTAATCATCCGGAATACGGGGGTGCCATGCTGAAGGCCTCCCAGAGCGCTGAAGCGGCCGCACGCATCGTGTCTCAGTACTATGAGCGTCCGGCCGACACGCTGGGTGAAGCCAACCGACGCGCGGCCATCGCAGCCAACATCGCCCCGCAGACTACGATTCACGTACACGGCGCTGGGGACCCAGTCCGGGCAGCCGATCTCGTGGCGGACCGTCTCAAGCAGATCAACGCGGATCTCACGCGTAGCTTTGCCCTCCTGGCACAGTAGGATCACATGTCGGTCAATCTCGCCGAAATCGCCCTTTTCGGGGCGTCCAATCTTTTTTTGCAGCAGTCGAACCAGATTGGCGACATCCAGGTCGATACCACCCTGGAGGAGCACTACGAGGATTCGCTCGAGATCACCGAGCATCCGGTAGAAGCTGGGGCGGCCATCACCGATCACAGCTTCAAGCGACCTATGGAGCTCGTGCTGACGTGTGGCTGGTCGGACTCAAGTGCCTCGGGAGCGCTGGGGCTGGTATCCGGGCTTGTCGCCACACAATCGCCGATCGCGGCGGGCCTGCTAGGCATTGCGAGCGGCATATCATCGTTGCTGAACCCCGGTGCGGGTAGCAGCGGCTCGTTCACCGGGGGCGCCATGGCGGCGTCCGATTACGTGGCGGGCATCTATTCGAATCTCCTGCAGCTTCAGGAGTCGCGCCAGGCCATATCGGTGACATCGGGGCTGCGCGTTTACGACAGCATGCTGATCCAATCGCTGCGTGTACGCCGAGATCAGCGCACTCAGTATGTTCTCAACGTCCAGGCCGTGCTGCGTCAGATCATCATTGTGTCCACGCAGACGGCCACGCTCGCCCCGCAGGCCAATCAGGCGAACCCCGCTTCGACTGCAGATCTGGTCAATACGGGTGCGCAGCAGCTGAAGTCCAGCTCGAACGTCTCACCGCTGACGGCCATCCTACCGTGAGCGCAGTCTTTGAGATTCCGCTCCAGGTAGGAACACCGCAGACATTCTCGATCGCGTTGGGCGGCATTACGTACCAGCTCACGTTCCTGTATCGGAATGACACATCGGGGCTGGGTGGTTGGACGATTGACATCGCGGACAGTAGCGGTAAGCCGATTGTGCAGGGGATTCCGCTGGTGACGGGTGCGGATCTCCTTGCGCAATACAAGCATTTGGGCTTTACCGGTGCGCTCGTAGTGCAGACTGTTTCGAATCCCGATGCCGTGCCGACGTTCGCGAACCTCGGCGATGACGGACAGGTCTATTGGGTAACGTCGTGACCACCCAATATCTACGACAACTCTCGCTGATCGTCGCGGACCCGAGTGGGGCAGGTATTGAGCTCGGTGCGCTGCGTGTCGTATTCGAGGTGCGGCGCGGGGATACTCAGACGCCGAATAGTTGCGACTGTCGCGTGTACAACCTGTCGACAGCGACATCTAATGTGCTACGCCATCGCGGCGCTTCCGAGTTCACGCAGCTATCGCTGAAAGTCGCCTATCAGGGCCAGCCTCTTGCACAGATCTTTTACGGCTCCATCAAGCAAGTGCGACAGGGGCGTGAGGATCAAAAGAACTCGTACATTGCTATCACGGCGGCGGATGGAGACGAGGCCTATAACTTCGCCCCAGTGGCGTTCACCCTCGCCGCAGGCAGCACACCGCAGAACGCAGTGACCTCCATGTTGAGCGCTATGGCACAGGCGACGCTGGGAAGCCCGACTGGTGGTAGTGGGGGCCAGCCGATCACGCAGGGTTATAGCCCCACGCTCAACCAAAATCGCTCGATTCGTGGGCGAGTTTTCTATCCGACCTGTAGGGATGAATTGCGCGACCTGGCAGCGAGCCAAGACTGCACGTGGAGTATCCAAGAGGGCAAACTCACGTTCATTCCCAAGACCGGGTACATACCTGGTCCGCCGGTCCTCATCACGCCTTCGACAGGATTGATCGGCGTACCAGAACAAACCCAAAACGGGTTGAGCGTACGCGTTCTACTCAATCCTGCGATCAAAATAGGCCAGACGATCAAGCTCGATTCGACCGATATCAACCAACTGCGGTTTGGAATCGACACGCAGTCCGTTGCAAGCAACTTGAGCCTCCAACAAGGAGCCGCCAAGCAGAACGGCGATGGTCTGTACTACGTCATGCGTGCCGAGCATTTCGGCGATACGCGCGGCACTGCGTGGTACACGGATCTGACCTGTCTCGCGGTCGATGCGACGGTCCCGCCACCCTCGAGTGTCGCTCAGGCCGCCATAGCGCCCGCGAACGCCATTCCGCGCTACTAACCGAGGACTGCCGCCATAGATCGCCGAGAGCGGGTTCACGATCCCGAGGAAACTCTGCGCATGGCGTTTGAAGCCATGATCTCGCGTGTATGGACGGCATTGCCCGGAGTGATCCAGTCCGTCACAAATGGTGGTAACACCGTCGAGGTACAGCCCGCTATCAACGGGCGCATACGACAGCTCGATGGCACCTACAAACCGATCCAGATGCCCAAGCTAGTCGATGTGCCGATTTGCTGGCAGGGCGGAGGCGGGGCGACGTGGACCTTTCCGATTGCCGTAGGGGACGAGTGCCTGGTGGTGTTTGCCTCGCGCTGCATTGATTCTTGGTGGCAGAACGGCTTCGCAGCGCCGGCTGGCCAGAAGGGCGCTGACGGCAAGCCAGTGAACGTGCTGAACAATCCTCCGGAGTATCGACTCCACAACCTCTCAGACGGGTTCGCGATTGTCGGCGTGCGATCGAAGAAGAGGGCGTTTGCCACTTTCGACACCACAACCGCACGGCTGCGCACCGATGACGATTCCTGTTACGTCGAGTTCGACCCCATCAACAAGAAGGTCAAGATCGTGGCGAGTGGCGGGGTGACGATCAACAACGTGACATTTGACTCCAGTGGAAATGTAGTCTCTCCGCAGACGATCACCGGCCAGACGCAAGTCGTGGCGGGCACCGGCGGGAGCGCGGTCCATCTCACAACTCATACACACTCTGGGGTCCAAGCAGGAGGCAGCAACACGGGTTCCCCGGTGGGTGGCACATGAGGACGAGACCACTTTCTCCACTTGGAGACTTCACGATCGGCCAACCCTGGTATGTGAACAACGTGCAGGCCGTTGAGCAGTCGATCGGTACACGTCTCAAGCTATGGGCTAGTGAATGGTTTCTCGACACCAGCGATGGAACTCCCTACCTAACCGAAATTCTCGGCGAGCGTTACAACAAGACGCCCGACGCCGCCATCAAGCGCCGCATTCTTGGGACACCGGGTGTCACGCAGATCCTCTCTTATTCCAGCTCCTTCAGCGGTAGCGCAGGCCGAATTTTGACGGTGAACGTAACAGTGCAGACGCTCTATTCAACTACGCCGGTCTCGATCTCCGTCCCGCTCGGAATCGGCCTATGACATCTCCTGTTGCGGCAACCGTTAGCGCGACTGGAATCAGCGCGCCGAACTTCGCGACTGTCCATAGCTATCTGGTCTCGCAGTTCCAGTCTATCTATGGGGCCGATGCATATTTGGGGAATGACAGTGCCGACGGACAATGGATCGGTGTCATCGCACAAGCGATCACTGACTGCAACGCAGCCGCGGTGGGGGTCTATAACGCGTACTCTCCAACAACCGCTCAGGGCAACGGGCTATCGTCCAACGTCAAGATCAATGGCCTTACGCGCATCGCGGGATCGTTCTCGACAGCCGTTCTGACGTGTGTAGGCGTGGCCGGCACGGTCATCACCAATGGACAGGCTCAGGACACAAACGGCAATCTATGGGCGCTGCCATCTCCGACCACAATACCGAATGCAGGCACGATCAATGTCACGGCAACGTGTACGACGATCGGCGCTGTAACGGCAGGGTCGAACTCGATCAACTCTATCGCAACTCCAATTCTCGGATGGCAGACGGTCAATAACTCCAGTGCTGCAACGCCCGGTAATGCAGTGGAGACTGATGCACAACTTCGAGTGCGACAGGCGGCCTCAGTTGCACTGCCGTCCGTCAGCGTGTTCCAGGGAATAGCGGCCGCAATTGCCCAGATCTCGGGTGTCACGCGTGTCACGCCGTATGAGAACAACACGAATTCCAGCAATAGCAACGGCATCCCGGCCAACACACTGGCCTTTGTTGTGGAGGGCGGTGCGGCCCTTTCAATTGCTCAGGCCATCGCAGGGAAGATCCCTCCTGGGATCGGAACTTACGTTTCAGGCGCGGGCGGGGCTAATTTCACGATTACTGATTCCTCCGGCTATACGAAGGTCGTAGGTTTCATGAATGCCGGCAACGGCGGATCCGTTGGAACGTCTAACTCGATCGGCGTGAATGTCCAGGTCCACGCGCTGAATGGCTACGCAACATCGACATCTGCGCTAATCACCTCGGCTCTCCAATCCGTGATCAACAATGTGCCCATTGGCGGAATCGTAAACGTTGCCCAATTAACGCAGGCGGCGCTTCTGGTCGGCACCGCTCAAGCCCCCACCTTCTTGGTGAAGTCACTCCAGATCAATAGCAACGGCGGAGGGTTTCAGTCCACTGATATCGCTCTGACTTGGAACATTGCGGCGGTACCGGGCACCATCAGTGTGAGTACTGTATGAGCCAGGACTATTCGCAACTCCTGACCTCGGAGTATGCGAACTCTCCCAATTTGATTCAGACCGTCCAGCTGACCGCGAATGCGATAGGCGATATCACAACGCTTCTGCAGTCTCTTCCGGCGCAATTCGACCTCGACACTGCGATCGGCTCTCAGCTCGATGTAGATGGCCAGTGGATCGGGTTCGCGCGTACCATCGGCGGTGTCATCGTCGTGCAATTCTTCGGCTTTGCCGACGATGCCACTGCGCTGACTTTCGGCGAGCTGGGCAACCCGGCCGTTGGGGGCCGATTCCTGGAGCTCGGCGAAGATACCTCGACGACCGCGACACTTTCGGACCCGGAATATCGGCTGCTCCTACGAGCAAAGATCCTGCAGAACGATTGGGACGGCAGCGTCGCAGAGTTCGAGGCGGCTGTCTCCGACGTGATTGCTATGCCGACTACGATCATTGATCCCGGAACGTCTGTCGTGCTGATCATGCCGTCACAGGCAGTAGACCCGGTCCTCACGCAGTTGTTGACGAACTACGACTTGCTGCCGCGTGCGGCCGGGGTGCGCTATCAGTTTGTGTTCCCTCAGAGCGGCTACGCATGGACGACTGCCGGAACAGCTACTTCGCCGAACATCAACACGGTTCAGAAACTCACCGGCGCAAATGGCTATGACTCGTCCGCCTACGTCGCCAGTCCGAGCACGCACGTCTATCTATCATGGACCGTTCCGGACACGACGCATTACATGGTCTCTGGACTCGCGACGAATCCTTCGGGATCCCCAAACTACCCCACGTTGAACTTTGGTCTGCACACAAGCGGGACAGGATTCACTGCTATTTATGAGTCCGGAACGTTGGTGGCCACACTGGGGTCCTACGTGCCTGGTGATTTGTTCGCGGTCTACTACGACGGTAAGGAAGCGGTCTACATGCATAATGGGGTGATCATCCATACAACCGTCGCCTCTCCAGGCGCGTTGGCGCCAATGTTTTGCATGTCGACCGTCGGCGCACGGGCGAACAATATTCAACTCGCTACAGGTTGATCAGTGACAACGTACACAAAACCAGCCGTTCGCAATGCGTGGGGTCAGGCTGCCGGTGGCAGCGATCTCCAAGATCCTGGCAACACGTATGCGTCTAACGGCTGGCAGATTGGCGTAAAGCCGCCACGACAGTATTTCAACTGGGTACTGAACTATAACATGGCTGGGATCCGGTATCTGTGCCAGAACGGAATTCCGGGTTGGGATGCCGGTGAGACATACGCAAACCTTTCCTATGCCCTGAGTCCTGCTGGGTATCTGTGCCGGGCTATTGCCACCACTACGAACCAGAATCCCGACACGGCTGGTAACTTCGGTCCGGCTGGCCCGTGGGACAATCCCAATGTCAAGAATCCCCCATATCCTGACAATACTAGCCGAATTCCAAACACAGCTTGGGTAACCACAAATTTTCTTCCGGTCGGAACGACATTCGGATCCATTGGAGGGCAAGTTTCTGCTGGGCAGGTCCCGGTCAGTGCAGTCACCCAGTGGCAAGGTTCTCTCTCGATCGGCGGCGGACAGGTCACAAGCGCTGTCGCCCGCGCTAACACCATCTTCAATACCAGCGGACAGTACGCGACATTCAACTGGTCCGGCCAGTCCGGTCAGCCTACATGGCTGTGGGGAAGCAATGACGGTCTGAATTTTTACGTCTGGAATCCCTCCAACTTCAACGTTAACGGCGCGCTCCTTCTACAGGGTTTGGCTCCAAGTTTCGCCGCAGTTGGAAGCACTGTCGTGTCGCGCGACCCGAATGGTTACGTAGAAGCGACGTACTTTAACCAGTCGAGCGGTAGCAACGAGAACCCGCCGATCAGCCAGATCATGGTCACTAACGGCGTAGACAACTTTTTGCGCAAAGCGGGGATCGGCGCACTGTTCAATGCCCTAGCGTCTCTCGGGTTCCTCACATCGGCTAATTTTGCAGGCTCTGGGGCGCTCAACGGATACCAGAAGTTCTCCAATGGGATCATCCTCCAGTGGGGATTTGTGTCTGGATCTGGACTCGGGCCCACCCAAGTATCTGCGACATTCCCCATCGCATTTCCCAGCCAATGCTTGGCGACGTTTTGCAACACATTCAGAACCACGGGCGGCAATCAGGGGGCTAACTTCGTCGCAACATCAAGCCGGTTCGGGGCGACCTACGTATTCGACAACATGCCGTCTCCGGTCAACACGTGCGGTGGATACTTCTTTGCGGTGGGGATTTGAGACATGTCGAAATACTTCAGCCCTACGGATTGCGCGTTCTACGACGAGGACGTGCACGAAGAATTCCAGATCCCAGGTGACGCGCGCGAGATCTCCGACGAGGAGTGGCAAGATCTCCTCTCTGCCCAATCACAAGGAAAGCAGATTGTTGCCGGCACTCATGGCGGCCCCATAGCTATCGAGCGCGCTCCTCCGCCGGTGGACGTCTTGGCTCTAAGGGATAGAGCACTGGCCGACAGTGACTGGCTCGTTGCACGTCATCGTGACGAAGTAGAGATAGATCCGTCCCGCACGACTTTATCAAGCGAGCAGTACACTCTGCTACAAGCGTGGCGTCGCGCATTGCGCAACCTCTCCTCGCTCCCGGACTTCCCCAATGTTTCGCTTCCGGAACGGCCAGTATGAAACTGACGGCTGAGGATCTGATTGCTGCTATCCAGTCCGCGCGGAGCCTCGAGAAACTTCAGAACGAGTTGCGGAACGCAATGATCGAGAGTCTCTTGGAAAGTTCGTCATCGCCTCAGCTTCCGGCGAATACCGCACTTCCCGGGGCGCCTCCTCCATAGCCTGTTGTCGGACAGTGCCATTGCGCGCACTGGGTGATTTCCCCGGAAGTTGACGGAGTGTTGCCGGCTAAGGCCCGGATCACTCCGTCCTTTTTCTCAACGCGGCGTGAGACCAAACATGCGGATTCTGCAATGGGCGTATTTCTTCCTTATCCAGCTCGTGAGTCTAGTCGCGATGGTCATTGGCTGGATAGTCCTGATTCCCTTCTGCCTCGTACAAGCTTGGACTAGCGATGCGGTTTCGATCAAGGACGGCCGTCAGATCGACCGTTGGAGTTGGCGACCCCTGAATGCCATTTTCGGCAATCCAGAGGATGGCGTCTCCGGTCAAACAGCGCTGATCTGGGTGAACGGGGTGCCGTCGACCTATTTGCCCAACGCCTGGGCGCCGTGGCGGGCATACTGCTGGAGCGGGTGGCGCAACTCCTGCGACGGACTGAAATATGCGTTTGCCTTGGAAAGCGGGCCTTACGTGGAGCTCGCTGTCTTTGGTCACATCCTCAAACTCGGATGGCAGCGGGAAAACGGGATCAAAGTGCCAGTGCTCTAGCCGAATGACACAAGGAGAAACATGAATACGGGGTCCATGGACTCGCCCATCGAAGGCGATCTGCCTGCTGAAGAGAAGCCTGAAGACGACAAGATCACTACCGCGAAGCTCCTGTTTACTTTCGCGGGACTCTATGAGCGTTGCCTGAATCTTTTCAAACGCTTTGAGCACACGCTGGAATCCAGGCGGTATCAGGACCCGCGCGATAACGACCCGGATTACGCACGGCGCTTACGGGAGTTGGAAGGGGATATAGCCGATCGTGAGCCGCGACTGAGGATCGATCACTACAACGAGGGTGGTGGAGGAAAGGAGTCCGCGTCATGGCAGAAATGGATTCTAGGAATAGTCAGTCTGTCCCTGGTAGGGATGCTGTCTTGGGCGCTGGGCAAGCTGGACACGCTCAACCAGGAAGTTGCAACACTACAGGCGACACAGACAATGGGGTTCGCCGCGATCGCACAGCGACAGACCGCGGACGAGCAGCGGCTGGACAGAATGGAGGCAAGGGTTTATCGGGGAACCCCTTGACGCAGATCCATCCGGAGCACTCGCCCAATGAGTCGGTTCACGACAATCAAGCACCTGTGCAGATCATGCGACTGTCACTCCCCAAAGAAACTCGTGAGTTTATCATTACAGTTATTCTAGCGATTTCCATTCTGACCAATTGGCTGTTGTGGACTAAATACCACGATGCCGAAAAGGATCTGCAAACGCAGGTGTGGCTCCGTAGCGACTCCCTCACGAAGGAGAACGCTGAACTACGCGCACATTTTATTGCCATAGAGGACTTGATACAGGCCTATGGGATTGCGAAGAGCATTCCTAAGCCACCACTGACGAAAGAGGAGAAGCACTGATGTCTGGCGGTATAATTATCCAACGTGCGAATGTTCTGTTGATCGCTATCACAGATCCCTGTCTATATAACTCACTGTCCGATGATCTCAAGAGCCGGGTCGATTCCGTGGATGCAAAGGATCCGGCGTCCCGAACCGAAGCGGATGTGAAGCTACTTTCTCAGGCCATTGCGCACGCAGTGGGATGTTAGATGTCTGATGACTCCATCTCCCTGCTCGATCACATCAATAGTAGATTCGATGCACAGGAGAAGGCGGTAGCGGCGGCCCTCGCCGCGCAACAGGCGGCGCTCGAGGCCGCCTTGACCGCTGTCAAGGATGCTATGGCCATCAAAGACGTGGCCGACCGCGATGCATTACAACTGGCGCGATCTACTCAGTCTTACAAGGACGAGAAGGCTAACGAATTGCGTGCGCAGCTAGGCAAAGAGCGTGAGGATTATGCGACCAAAACCGATCTGCACAGCATGATCGATAAGGTCGAAAGCCTCCAGAAATTCCTCTGGATGGGGTTGGGCGCCATGCTCGCGGTGCAACTGTTTATCGGCATAGTGTTTGCAATGATCAAGCGGGGAACGTCATAAATGACTCGCGGCATTCGCAACAACAATCCTGGCAATATCCGCCACGTTCTCGGCGTAACGTGGGTCGGTCAGTCATCTGAGCAGACAGACACTGCTTTCGTACAATTCAAAGACCCGATTTATGGCATCCGCGCGATCGCTCGCATCCTGCGCTCCTACGAGCGACAGGGAATTTATACCCTTGGGGATGCGATCGACCGTTGGGCACCGCCGAACGAAAACAATTCGCAGGCATACGTTGATGACGTCTGCGGCCAGTGCAATCTGTCACCAGACCAGCCGGTAAGCCTCAACGATGTGCTCGTGCCACTCATCGAGGCCATCATTCAGCACGAAAATGGACAACAACCTTACACGGAGGAGCAGATCAGACAGGGGATCGCACTCGCATGAACGTCTTCCAGTGTTACTGGCGAAAGCACGGTACGAAGATTATTGGATTTGTCACCGCCGCTATTGCCACGCTCGAATTCCTGGACCAGGCTACGATCAATGTCATCGTGACTACGCTGGGCCCAAAATGGGGACCCGTGGTCTCACACGTTCTTTTGATCACCGCAGGACTGCTGACCGCACGACGAGGATTCCACAATAGCCGTGCAGCCTCAGCACTTCCGCCGGCCGATCCGAATTCGAGCCGCCCGTGATTCCCAGTCTGTATCTGCGCATTGGCGCCTACGGGCTCGCTGCGCTCTTGTGCGGCTACCTCGGATGGGCCATCAACGGGAACCGCTGGCAGGAGCGCTACGCGCATATACAGGCGTCCGATGCTCAGGCCCGTGCTGACGGCGAGGCCGCGGTGCGTAAGGCGCTGCAGGCTCAACTGGCGCAGGCCCAGGCCGTGTCCGAGAACAATGCTCAGATCGTGGAGAAACTCAATGCTGAAAACGCTCAAATCGCTGCTGACCGGGATGGCACTCTCACTCGCGTGCGCCGGCTTGAGCAGCTGCTCGTCCTCGCCTCCCGTGCGGCCGCCCCAAATCCTTCAGTGTCCAAAACCGGTGGTGGACCAGCAGCTCCTGGTACCGGCGACCCTCCCGGCGCTTCATCGCTTGAGGGACTTCTTGTCGACGCCTCAACCGAGTGTGAGCAAACCGCCAATCAACTGAACGCGCTGATTGGCCAGATCTCGCCGCAACTCTGATTGTCCTCTCATTCCAAGCGCGTTCCGCTGCGCTCCAAGAACAACTCAAATAGCGCTCTGCGCATTCCGCGCGCTCCCGCCTCCCAATCCTGCCATGCTCGCCTCGTGTAACCGATCAAGGCCGCCGCGTCTTCCTGCGTTAGTCCCGCTTTGTCACGGGCGGCCCTGATCTCTTCAGGCTGAGGCGCTTTCGACTTCTTCATTCAACCGCACATAGTCGAGCACCGACTCGCTCCAACCATCGATCGAGATCCACGGGCCGTAGGCGATTCCCTGCTTGTAGCCACCCACATTCACGATGTAACCGTGTCCCTGTGGATGTGGCGGCCGGTCCGCGGACTGTTCATCCGTCACCACCAAAATGCGATCGCATTCGGGGAAGATCTTGTAGACTTTGCGCACCGCTGAGCCCAGCATAGTGTGGGCCGGGTTGATGACTTCCTTGACCGCCTGCACCAGCGCAAAGCCCCGGCGCGGCGGAACCTCCACCATCCGATCTGAGAACGTGAACACCCGGCAGCGCTCCGCAGTCTCCCGCAGAATCATTGCCAGAGCCGCCGCGGCATCGAAGCGCGTAATCTCCGACTTCGCAGACACCGGCTGTTGCATCGAGCCCGAATGATCGATCAGCAACGCCGTCTTCCCCGGCAGCTTCGGCACCTCGGCCAAACAGAGGAACATCGCCTGCTCAAGCGCATCTTCGAGACGCGGCGCGTACTTTGCTGCCGAGATGAATCGGAACGGCAGCACCCGTTCGGCGTTCATGTTGCCGAGCGCCGTACGAATCTCATCCTCAGAGACGCCAGCCGCCAGCATGCCGCGTAAGTTCCGCAGCAAGGCGAGGGCGCCCAGCTTCTTCTCCGCCATGAGCCGCTCGAAAGTTGCCTTCTTGTCGGCGCCTTCCGAAAGAGCCACCTCCCACGTGTCCGGGGTCTCGAGCCCGTTGGCTGCGAGCTTATCGAATAGCGCTTTCTGCGCCTCGTCCTTCGGCCGGGCATGGGACAGAAACAGCACATCGCGCAGCTTCACCGGGCCATCCTTGTTCCACTTCGCCAAGCTGTACTCGTTGAACTTCTTCAACGCACGCGCCAGTCCCACTTTGAGCTGTGCCGTCAGCGGCTGATCCTTGCCATCCTTCCAGTAGAGCGCCAGGAGCTCGCCGCACTCGTCCGGCCGCTGAATCACTCGGGCGATGAGGTCGCCCATTTGCCGGCCCTTGTGGATCCGCAGCATCTCCCGCACCAGGAAAAGCGGCGCATGCCGCAGCTTCATCTTCTCGCGGGCATCCACGGCGATCTGTGCGGCGTCCGCGAAGGAAACGCGCTTGATCAGGTCCGCCATGCGGGTCGCGGAATCGACGCCCGACTCGTAGAAGGTATCCTCGAACAGAAGGCACGCAGACACCGTTCGCCGCAGTTCCTTGGCCGCAGAGACGTTGACGGAAATCGCGCCTTCATGAGTCACGGGCGCATTTTGATGTTTTAAGTTAGTTCGCATAAAGCCTCCGGAAGTGAAGGCTCGGAATGAATTGCAGGAACAAGCGGACGCGAAGACGGTGTCGCCACCCATGCTGTCCTACCACTAGACGACGGCCACTTGTGCGGCCGACAGGAATCGAACCTGTGTCAACACGTTGAGATGAAATCGCTCCCTACACCATGCACATCAAACCGAGCGGGAACAAACGAGACTGACAGCCCCTTGCGGGAATTTATGTCGCCTGCCTTTCGGCTAGCTGCTTTAGACCACTCAGCCACAACTCCCTTGCGGGAGAAGACGGGATTCGAACCCGCGGACATTGATGAAGTCAGACTCTACGCCACGCACTATCAATCAAACCTTGGGGGAACAAGCGAAAACGGGCTCGGTGGATTTGAACCACCACCCTCTTGCGAGGGCTCAACCAAAGAAGTATCCGTCCTCTACACCACCCACAAAACCTTGCCGGAACAAACGAGCACGGTATTTTCGTTTGGAGAGAAGTAACCGTACGCTACGCCAGGCACAAAACGTTGCTGGAACAAGCGATCACGAGGTGTATCTAAACATGATGAACTCGTGACCTACGCCAAGCACGCTCAGATCCTAAAGCACGCAGTGCGTGCATGTCAAATTATTGAGAGGCTCGCGAGCCAGTCACGGATTCCCACTTCCCGATCCTGGCATGGATTAAGAGTTTGGTATCCCTACCGGCCCGCGAGCGAGTGAGACTGTAGTACTCACTCGCCCAACAGTCATGCCGCGACGCGACACATCCAATCCGGACCGATCACCGTCTGCATCGTGCGAACCACTGCCGCGACGGTGTCGCGCAGCTGATAGTCTCGCGTGGCAACGATTTGTGCGGCCCGTCCCATACACTGGCGCTCCGCCGAGCGTCCAATCAGACGATCGAGTTTCGCGACGAGATCTTCCACATCGCTGAACAGCAGTCCCGTCACTCCATCGTCGATGCAGCCACAGACACTCTGATCATTGCGGACGACCGTGGGTAGTCCTGAAGACATGAATTCGAGTATCGCCAGGGAATACCCGACTTCTCCCTCAGCGGCGTGCACGGCGATATCACAGGCGGGGAGGATCTTTAGCACGTCGTTCCTGTCACCCAGAAGACGAAAGTTCTTCAGCGCTCTCGTATCTCTCTGCAGCGATTCGAAGTACGCAATGTCTGTACCTCGGCCACAATGAATGAAGTATACGTTCCGATCTTGCAGGCGCGCAGCGGCCTGCACAATCTCATGGATGCGCTTGTATGCCGTCGCTCGTGACGAGGACACGATCAGGACAGTGTTAGGCAAGACACCCAGATCCTCTCGTATAGTTGATTGGTCTCGAGTGTAGGGGTTTGGAGATACGCCGTTGGGGGCGACGTAGCATCGGGCCGCAGGCGCTTTCACAACTTCCAGATGGCGTTTCCGTACATAGGGGGTTGTCGCAATGTAGGCGTCCGCACCCATCAGGCGCACCGCCGTTGCCTTGGCTAGCGCCTTAAACCCAGTAGGAATAGTTCGTGACCCTGGCGTGTGGTCATGCACCGTAATCGTCTTGACGCCTGCGAGCCGCAGCCAGGGATAGACCGGAGAGCTGTACGGCTGATCCGACAAGTAGAGATGGCGAACATCGTAGGCCCGCGCGAAGCGCGCCAGTTCTTTCGGTCTCCGAAAATCGAACGCGAACTCGATGACATCAATCCCCGCGGTTTTGAACTCTGGATTCAGTCCACGCACTTTGGGGAATGTGAGGATCGTCTTGCCAGGATACGCTTTCGCAAGCGCAATCCAGAATTGCTCGATCATCTTCCAGGCGTAGCCGACATCAGATTCCCAGTTACCGACCAGGTGAAGTGTCATCGCCGTCTCCTTGCTTACCGCTGGCGCGCCCGAGCATGAATCCCAAACCGAACCCGACCAGGCAAGAGACAATAATCGCGATGGAGAAGACAAGTCCAATCGAGTTGCTATTTGTCATTCGTATCCCTAAAGACTTATCGCGAAAAAAGTAGGCCACAAGGGTGACGACTAGGACTGCGATCGTTGGGACAACGACGTAGCGTATGAAACCTTCTGGAAGTTTGAATTGCTTCACGGCGGTTTCTCAGTTGTTTTAGCCGGTAAGCTTTGGTGGATCAGGTAGCGGCATCCAGTGAGTGGGCGCCTCTTCAGATTCCCAGTCAGACCCAGCGTTAGGACCGCCATGTGTCCAGAAACTGAAGCCACACCGGGATGGTCCGTCCGGTTCGCGGAAGACTGTCGCCGCTTCAATGCCGCCAACGCCTCTTTCTCCATGTGGGAACCAGAGTAAAACGTGTTCGCCCTCAGGGACTGTCGCGATCGGTTGCCACTCACTCATTCGTCACCTACCATTGATCTCAGCGCTTCTCGTGTCCGTAGCGCACGATAAAGCCCTCCGCGCGAGCATCGTAACCCACCACCTTGCTGAGACTCTCCATCAGGGCATCCGCCACCGGCTTGAGAGATTCCTCGGTATCCTCGTCGTCAGCCTTCACCCATATATGGCGGTCGGACTTCCAGCAGCT